TCTGCTACAGGCACCCAAGGCGCAGCGTCTGCTACAGGCGACCAAGGCGCAGCGTCTGCTACAGGCACCCAAGGCGCAGCGTCTGCTACAGGCACCCAAGGCGCAGCGTCTGCTACAGGCACCCAAGGCGCAGCGTCTGCTAGCAACGGCAGTGCCGCCATAACGAATGGATACGGCGGGCGCGTTCGCGGCGAAACGGACGGATGCCCGCTCTACGCCGCAGAACGACAGGGATGTTCCCCCTACGCGCTGATCTCTGTCGCTTGTGGCGTGACAGGTCGCGACGGGATTAAGGCGGGGGTTTGGTACGCGGCAAAGGCTGGGGCGCTCGTTGAGGTGGCGTCATGACCTTCGCGCTCACAACCCTACAGATCGCGCTCGGACGCGCTGCAGGCGACCCGACCAGCGAGAATATGGCGCGCGTTGCCACTTCGTTGGACCAGTGGCTTGCGCTCATAAAGAAAGCAACAGGCGCTGAAATGGACGACTTCGGCGCTGTGCACGACGTGTTTCACGATTGCGTCGTTTCGCCCCTCATGAAGGCCGAAACAGCCGAGCACGACCGCGTTTACATCGCCACGAAGGGCGGGACAGACCCGTGGGCAGCGATATGACCCGCCTCGACACCATCGCCTTTGCCAAGCTCAAGGCTCGCACGACAGACAAGCCTATCAGGGAATTAACGCCTGATAACGAGGCCACGCGGGAGGCCCTGCGCGACCTCCGCAACGGCAGCAACACCAGCCAAGCAATCAACGTGCTCGTGACAGCGCGGGCCGGATGGAGGGGAGCATGACCTACCTCACCGAAGACGAGGCGCGGCAGAAGTGGTGCCCGCATGTGCGAGGTGTTGTGCTGCACGATGGGGAACTAACGCTTACCGGCAACACCGCATTAAAATCGTCGAATAGCGCAGTGCGGTTCAAAAACCCAGACTGCATCGCCTCCGATTGCATGTCCTGGCGCTGGTCCCCGAAGCGCACGAACGACGGTCGGACGCTTGACCAGACCAAGGGTTACTGCGGGCTCGCTGGGAGGCCGGAATGACCGCGCGCGCTCAAGTTGCCTCGGTGGCCGTTACTCCGCGCCGCGCTTTGAGCGAGCACGAGGCAGCGATTTACGTCGGAGTGAGTGAAACCACTTTTCGCAACCTGTGCAAATCGGGGGATATGCCGCGCCCTCGCAAGATTGGCTCCCGGAATGTTTGGGATATCAGGGACCTTGATCTAGCGTTCGATCGCCTACCCGGTGGCGAGGCCACGAACCCATGGGATCGGACGCGATGAAACACTATACCTCATACACCGACAATCGCGGCAAGGTGCGCTATAAATTTGCCCGTTACGGCTTTCCAGGCTGGTCCCTTCATGGCGAGCCGGGAACCGAAGAATTTGCGCGAAGCCTTGCCGAGGCTATAGCCGGAAGGCGACCAACGAAGGCGCGCCCTAACAATGGGCTCGTGCCGCGCTCCATCCGCGCCGCATGGTCGCACCACATGACCACGCCCGCGCATCGCGGTTTGAAGCGTTCTAGCGCGATTCCACTGGAACGCATCGCGTCTCAATTCATGGCCTCGCTTCACCCGAGCGGCACGCCTTACGGTGATATGCCTATTAAAGAAATGCGCCGCGCGGACGTGAAAGCCATCCTCGGTTTGGACCTGCCACCATCGCGCCGCCGTCAGATTTTGCGCATCCTGCGTAGCTGTTGCTCGGCAGCGTTAGACCTCGAATGGACGGACAAAGACCCTACACTAGGCATCAAAGCCGTTCCGGTGCATGGCCCTGGTCGCAGAGCATGGACCGACAAAGAACTAACCGCTTTTGAGCGCGCCTATGACTATGACGAGACGCCGCGCCTCATCTATGCGCTTGCGCTCTACACCGGGCAGCGACGTGGCGATATCGCGGCCATGCGGTGGGCAGACATTGCCGGGGGTCGCATCCGGGTTGCGAGCCAGGAGAAGACAAGCGCGTCCGTTGACATTCCCGTCCATGCGGAACTGCGGGCGATCCTAGAGCGGACCCCGCGTCGCTCGCCTTGGATTGTCACGAACGACAACGGCGGACGCTACACAAAGGAAAGCCTTGGGAACGTGTTTTCGGACGCGCTCAACCGTGCCCGCCTGCCGAACGACCTAACGCTGCACGGGCTGCGCAAGACCGCTGGCAGATGCCTAGCCGAAGCCGGGGCAACCGTTCGTGAGATCATGGCTGTCCTTGGTCATCGGGCCATGAGCGAGGCAGAGCGGTACACCCGAGACGCTGACAGGGCCGTCCTTGGCGACGGAGCGATGAGCAAGTGGGATCGGCCCACGCACCTGCGGATTGTGGAGACGTGAGATGAGCCGACACAGAACACAACAGTCTTACAGTCATCACATCAAGAAGATGGGATCAGACGATTTCAGAATATCGTGGATGGTTGACCGGTACGTTAATGGCAGTCGGCTTCGGTTCCCGACGTCATATAGCCGCGACACTGATTGGAAGGGGGCAAAGCGTTTTGCAAAGCGATGGGGCTTAACCACCGATGCCATGGGGCCTGGTTCCCCCACACCCGAGGAGACCTGAGATGAGCACAGCGACACCGTACCGACCTGGGAATGGCACCGAGGGCGCTATTTTCATGGACCGCTTTTGTTGCCGCTGCAAGCGTGACGAGGACTTTCAAAGCGGCACGGGCGATTCCTGCGAGATAGCGGCGCTATCAATAGCTTTTCGGATTGGCGACCCCGAATACCCCAAGGAATGGATTGAGGACGACCAAGGCCCGCGATGCACCGCGTTCGAGCCGAGCGAGGAGACCTGAGATGCTGTCCGACGAAATCAAGCGCGTCGCGCGTAAGGAATGGTGCCGAGAGGAATCCGCTCAAATGGGGAAGCCATTGCCGGACCTGTGCGAGGGCAACTGTGATGAGTGCCAGCACAAGTTTGAGGACGGGCTCTTGTTCGCCGCGCTCGAAGCGGTAGCGCCGATGATCAGGGATGCGGCGTTGACCGCGTTGATGGAAAAACTGCAAGACCCGAAAGCCGTCCACATCAACATGCTGGGCGGACAAATTGCAAGGCCAACGTGGGCAAATATCAAGCACCTTTACCCGTTCTTTATCCAACTTGAGCGCGATTCCGCATTTGAGGATGCGGCTAAACGGGTTGAGGAAATGCAAGAAATTAACGGGCGCCGGGTTGCCAGAGTCATCCGCGCTCTTAAGGGCGAAGCAGTTAAGGGCGAAGCACAATCTAGCACCACATCTAGCATATCATCTAGCGAGCCCGCTAAGTGATTGAAATTGCTAGGCAGTGGCGATCCCGACAGGATCGCTAGGGGCGTTGAAATATCACGACTTTTCTAAATTCGCTAGGCGAGAAAAAGCGCAATAGGAGGCAATAGACGATGACTGACAAGCCGATACTTTTTTCCGCGCCCATGGTCCGCGCCCTACTCGAGGGCCGCAAGACTATGACGCGGCGCATCATCAAACCCAGGCCGTATAACTCTGACGGAGATACAGTAAACATAGCTATCGCAAAATCTGCCAGCCTTGTGAAAGGTTGGGACGGTTGTTGGTATTTTCAATTCGAGCACCCGTTAGGCGGGCCGTTGACCGCCTACCGCGCAAGTTATGCAAGCGGCGAGCGGCTATGGGTCCGCGAGGCGTGGCGAGCAAGCAAGGACTACGACGCCTATCCACCTCGGGAGTTGTCGCGTTGGCCGGTCCATTACGAGGCTGACGGCCCCCCAGACCCGCGCGACGGTCTGCACATGAACGGTAAACTTCGCCCGTCCATGTTTATGCCTCGTTGGGCCTCGCGCCTGACGCTGACTGTGACCGACGTGAAGGTCGAGCGGCTTCAGGACATCAGCGAGGACGATGCGTGGGCTGAAGGCGTTGAGAACTGCGGCGAGCCTGATGGAGGGCGGTCGATCCCTGGGGAGGGGCGCGAGCTTTTCCAAAACCTCTGGAGCAGCATCAACGGGCCGGACGCATGGACCGCAAATCCATGGGTGGCCGCGACATCCTTCACGGTGCGGCTCGGCAACATCGATGAGACCACCGCCCCCGTGCGGGGCTGAGAGAAGAGGACGCATGACTGACCTCACACAAGAGCGGCTAGCCGCGATCCGAGGGGCGGCGAGCAAGGCAACGCCGGGGCCGTGGACTGCTGCCGCATCGCCATCATCAATTGTGGGCTGGCCTATTGTCGCGCAGTCAGGTCGCACAATCGCCAGCCTCAATCACATAAGCCATTCACCGATTGACCCTAGCGTACCAGGAGACCGCGCGTTCAACGCGGAAAGCAAGGCGAACGGGCGGTACATCGCGCAATGCGACCCGCAGACGGTCAGCGCCATGGCCGACGAGATCGAGCGCCTGCGCAAAGAGCGGGACCAGTACAAGCAATGGAACGAAGACAACCGAGATGCATCAGTACTTAGCGGCATCTGCTTCGACAAGGCAGTGAAGGACCGCGACACCGCCCAGGCCGAAAACGAGCGACTGCGTGCCAAGGTGGCGAGCCTAGACGACGTATTACTCGGTATCACTGAATACTGGAATGGATCGAACACCGAGGGCGCGATGTCTGACGCGCTGCACGAAATTATTCGACGGGCGGAGACAGCCCGCAACACACTGAAGCGGAGCGAGGGATGACGGACGCAGCCGCTGCCATCCGCGCGCTAGCGGAGAAGCCGGTATGAGCACGATTATTCAACGATTACTAAACTTCCGTCCTGTTTATGGTTTTCCAGAAGAGCACATGGCAACAGTCAAAACACCGATCACCGTTGAAGCCGCTCAATACATAGCGAGATTAGAAGGCGATTTGTCGGATGCGTGCGACATTATGCTTTATGTCTTGGAAGACGGGCTTCAGGACTTATCGACCGAAAGCATAAAGCGGTTGCGTTTATTTTTGGACGCTCGCGGAAGGTTAGAAGGATGAGCAGTTTAGGAAAACGCAAAAATGCGCAGTCAGTCTTAGCGAATGAGGGGGCCACCAGGAGAAGCGGGCGAACGGTGAGGGGGAGCAATCTCGCATTCTCACGCGCCGTATACGAAACGTATCATACCATGGCTTGATATGCAGCGATTGATATCAGTCTACGGGCTGTCAATCGTCTAATAGCCTAGACCCTGCCAAAGCCGCCGCAAGGTGCCCTATCACGACGCCGGCAACGCGGGCACTCATCATGGCCTCGCGTAGCTGTCCGTCTGCCGTGATGACAAGGCGGATCATATCGCCTTCGCGACGTGCGGTCACAAGCTGAATCGTTTCAGGTACTTTCACGTTGACCAGCCAGGGACGCCGCGAACCTCCACCGGAATCCCCGCCGCCTTTGCGCGGTCGATCCCCTCTTGCATCCCCGGTGAAATGCCGAAGTCCGCATAGACCACCGAGGCCTCGGCTTGCTTGATCCACGCGAAGCCGGCTGTCATCCCAAGGTGCCGTTGTGCGGGTTTTTGGTCGTTCAAGGTGCCAGTGCCCGCCCACAGCATGTGCGAGGCGTAGGGGCTTTCTCCCCTGCCCAGCGCGTCACGCATCGCGGCTTGGGCATAGGCCAAGAACTGACCGGGCTCGCCACCCTTCCATGGGCTTTCGAGGATGACGAGCCTCACAGGTTCACCCTATGCCGGCCTTTTTCGCCTTCAGTCTGATGATAGGTGATTGCCACGAGAGCGCGCCCGGACCTCCACCCGCCATCGTGGGCATAGGCATCGCGCGCCGCTGGCGAGCTAAAGGATTCCACCCGGACATCCCCGATTGTTTGCCCAGTCTCTTTGTGGATGTGACCAAAAAAGAAATGGCGGAACTTGGTTTGGCCCCAGTCCTCGGGACGGTCGCACGCAAGCATCATCGCCATTCGATCCGGCTTCATTGTGTGACCGTGCGTCGCGCCGATTAGGACCTTCCCAAAGCGATAGTAGAAGTGCCCGCCTGGGGTCTCGTCTACAGTAACCCGGTCGTGTCCCGCATAATAGAGGGACAAAGCGAGAGTTAACGCCAAAGCCACTTCGGGGTCATGATTTCCGGGGAGAAACCTAACGATAACCCGCTGATGCTTTTCTAGCGCCCGCTCTGTCACGCGAATAGCCACGTCTGCCGTGGTTCGCAGCACCTTTTGAAACCGCCCGTCCACATCTAGAGTATGCCCAGATCGGGGCGTCATGTTCGTGCGGTCGTTTTGGTGGGTTGTGTCGCCCATCCACAAAATCAGCGCGGTCTCTGATGGGAGAGATTGCGAGACGAGGTTGTCAATCGCACCCTCTATGGTCCGCTTGGCAATGGCTAGATCATAGGGTTGTCCGGTTTCCTTGCCCCATGACAGCATCCCGAAATGAGCATCAGGGATGCTGTATTGCGTCATGAGATCGGCATTAGATGCCGGTGGGGGGGGCTTGATAAGAGCAAGCCCTTTGAACTCGGAAAGAGCATCCCGGAGCGCGGTGATTATGTCATCGCTTGACGGACCTTCGCGGGTTTTAACCCACTTCTGAACCGTCCGGCCTTCAGCATCAAGCAGGACGCTTTCGCCCTTGATGACATGGCCGGGGAGCGGCTCGAACGCTTCACCGGGTTCTGGCTTGGACGTGATAGACTGTCGAACAAGCGAGCCAGCTTCGTCATAGGTTTGCGAGCGCTTGGTAATTACGTAGCCCGGCTGCGCCTTTGGCGGTTCGAGTAAACCATATTGAGCCGCACGGATCAGCCCCTGACAAACTGAAGACTGCGTGACCCCAAGCATTTCAGCAGCACCATCTTGTGTGCCAGCCGCCCTATACGCAGCAACGTATTCCGCCGCGCGTTCGCGCGTCAGTCGTGGCGGTGCCATCAGTGCTCCGGGGTTAGGACGCGCGGACGCGCTTAGGCGGTTTCATGCCTGCCGTCGTCATTTCGCTCGTCAACGCATCAATGTGCGTTTCAAGCGCCGTGATCATTTCCGACTGCTCGTTGATCGTTTCCCGGAGCCGTTCGACCTCTTTCTTGAGATCCCCGATTGCGTCCGTATAGTGCTTGATGATGCCAGCAACCGCCTTGTCTAGGGTCTCTTGAACGTCGGGGGCCTTGTTCGTGCGGGCGACCAGCCATGTCCCTATCGCGCCGATAGCAGCCCCGACGACGCCAAATGCGCCGGTGATTAGTGTCGGTTCCATCACCGCCGCCCCTTGGCTAGAGCGGCCATGGACTGGTCCTTTTCAGCGCTGCCACGAGAGGAGCCCAGCCAATAGGCCACAGCCACGCCGGCCATATTGATCAGCGCCCCGACCATGAGCATGGACACATTGTTTTCGGGTAGTTCATTGCGGAACATGGCGAAGAGTGCGCCCATGAAACCAGCCAACACAAGGACTGTCACGAGCGCCGGCATCCACCCCAGCGGGGAGCCCTTGTTAATCAGTTCCGCTGATTTCTGGCGAGCGTCTTGAACGTCGGCAAGCTGAGCCTTGAGCCGCGCCGTTTCCTCCTCCGATAGCCGAATGAGATCGGCCGCCTTGGCTTCAACCGCTGTCAGTTTTGCGCCCGCGCTCGGGTCGGATTCAATGGCCCTGCCGATGGCTTCCGGTGTCGGTTCCGCTCCAAGCGTTTCGGCAACCGCTTCAATTGCCTTGCCAGCCAATCCCCCAACGACCGTTCCGGCTGGTCCGCCGATGGCCGTCCCGATGAGCGAGCCCAAAACGGGCGCGCCCATTTTGGCCAAATCGGCAGCTAGTTTTTCAAATGGGTTCATGGCGTGGCCTCTTTGGATTCGGCTGAATAGGCTTCAGCAATTACGGATTGCGTTTGCGCCCGATGCCAAGCCATGAAAGCCAGGAACCCCAAGGCAAGCACGGTAAGGCCGATTACCAGCCAGACAGCGGGGTCGGCACCAGTGACCACGGGAACGCTAGCAACGGGCGTTGTGGCGACAGCGAGCGCCGGGGCTTGCTTGTTCGCCTTAGCCGCCGCATCCGAAGCGCGCTTAGCTTCACGGTTTAATTCGATCTGGATGGTGGGGGAGCCCGCGCGGGCCATGACTTCGGCTTTAGCCCGGACTTCAGCCACGCGGCGCGTCCATCCTTTGCCGAATGTCGAAAACGTCCCGAGGCGACGGAGGAAGCTCATACGAGCGTCACAGATAGCGCGGATGGTTTCGACCGGATCGGAGCGCCGCCCCGCCTGATACCACTGGCGAGCACGACCGGGGCCGGAGTTCACAGCGGGGTCAAAAACCGCAAAGTCCACCCCCTTGGGCAGGGCATCGCAGCCCATCTTATCCCAATAGTTCTTGCGGTAGATCGGGGAGACCTGTTCGACCGTCAGGGCTTTAACTTCTGCCTTCGTTGCCGGTCTGCCCAGCCATGCTGACAGCGTGCCAATCGTCACGCCTAGATTAGTTGCCCCGCCCGGATCGCGAGGATGGTCCACATACCCGCCCTCGTGTTTCAATACCTCACGCAAGCACACCGGAAAATTATCCGCCGCCATCGATAGCCCCGAATGTTGAGTGGAGAACCCATCCCGTTAGGATCAGCAGGACAACAACGCCAATCCCGACCACGACAGGCTCGGGAATAAGGACAGGAGCCCAGCACGCGGCTAGGCATTCCAGGACTTGACCACCCGCCCCTGGTGCATTCCCAAGGGCGAACGGCGTTAACACCTGTTTACAGGTCCGCTGCGGTCTTATTCGCAGCGCTCAACAGCGCCACTATTGCCGGGTGATCGGCTGGGATATTGCCAGCGGTCAGGGCAAACCACTGCGCGCCCGTGAGCATATCGGTAGCGTTGTTCCCCGCATCACCCCATCGGCCTATCGCCGCCGCGATTTCAGCGCCGGTATAAAGGCGAATGGGCGCTGATGACGTGAAAGACGCTTGCTCGGCTTGCCACGCGACTACTTCAGCGGGCGTCAATGTGATGAGGGACCCGTCAACATTATAGCGATGTATCGTCATTGTTGAATCCCCCAAAGAGAAAACACTGAATTTGCCGATATAGTTCCAGACGAGGGCAATAGTCGTGCCGCATTTACGTTTACGGCTGCGCTATAAGAACTCGTGAGCGTCATGGCAAAATACAAACCGCCGCCGTCTTGCCAACCAGTAATACCAGATGCCTTCCAATTATAAGCAGCGGTGCCCCGCTGCATTTCTGCATCGACACTTGCCCCCACGGTCGCTGTGCCGTGATAACCAACCGATAAGCCGCTGGTGTTTGATGCAGCACCGCTGGCAGATCCGCCTCCACTATTTCCGAATACCTGAGTGCCTACGTACCCAGTACTAATGTATGTAGAACCTCCGTTTGTAGACAACTGAAACAATAACCAAGCTGTAGTAGAAAAAGTATAGTTCCCCCTTAATTTGAAGCCATTGTAACCAGGGGGTAATAGCATCGCTATTTCGGAAGTGGTGCCAGAAGTAACCCAGCTTTCCAGTAAAACTTGCCGCTGGATGCCGGACGTGTGAAGGGTGGACCCCGTCGAATAAATGCGCCCCGTCTGCTTGTAACAAACCGGCAGCGTGGTCGCCCCGTCGATTGTCTCAGACCCGTTCGGGTCCAACGTCACCAAGCATCGGCTGTCGTGTTTGAAATCCACGGACCACCCATTCCCGAGCGTCGCCGCCGCGTCGAGTGTCATCGTGAAGTCAGTCGTCCCGGAGAAGATAATCAAGCCGCCCGCGTCCGCTGCGGTCAGCGTCCGGTCGCCGGCTGATGATGCGCTGTTGACGGTGCGAAGAAAGCGCGGCACGCCAGACAAAGCAAAGCCGCTTGCCCGAGTGTAATTGATCACTCGCCAGTTTCCGGACCCATCCGAAACCGCCATGGCGGTATCACCCGCCGCCGTGGTGATGTTCGCGCCACCCGGCAAGATCAACGTCGTGGCGTTGTGCGTGAGCGTGAGGGTGCCACCAAACCGAATAGAGCGGTACTGATTGGCGACCGTCCCGAGCGACGTGATCGCGGTCGTTCCCGTGATGCGAACGAGCCAAGCGCGAGTGGCCCCAATATCGCACGTCGTAGCCGATGCGATGTCCTCCGTCGCCCCAAGATTGAGGTACGACAAAGGCCCTTCAATGCGATCAAGTGTCCGGTTGACGCGAAACAGTTCAGTATCAGCCGCACCATCGTAATACTTAATAATCACAACGGAGGGGGAGCCGCCCGCAAGCGACGTGTCCGCCCATATCGTGCCGTCCACTGCGTATGCCGGACGGCTCGTGCCGGAATGATGAGTGAGGATCGCATCAAGCGCAGCGTTGCTGCGAGACGCGAAAAGCGTAGGGGTGGCGGGTGCCGCTGATGGCACGCCCCACGTTGATGCTTGGCTCATTGCCGGACTCCATAGCCTTTAGCCACATAGTCAAAAGTGCGTTCGACCCCTGCCCCTGCGGCGTTTTTGAAACTGATGTTAAAGCCGTTGTCGTTCTTGCCGGTTATTTCGTAATAGTCGCCGGTCTCAAGACCTTGCGCGGCAATGCCGACACCTTGCAGAGACCTAAACGGAGGCGAGAACGAAACAGACAAGCCACTAGAAGGCACCGCAAGATCACTCGCGGCAACGATGCGGTCTGGCATGTCAACGGTAACGGCAAGCTGTGAGACCACAGGCGTAATGTCCGCCTGCCCGCTCGTCAGGACCGCTTTGAACTCAAACGCCCGCGCCGTGTAGTTACCGACCACCAGCGGAGCCCACGCGGTCCATGTGGGGGAGCCTGCGGGGTCTGTTTGCGTCGTCCTGGCATAGACTGTCACATCCCAAAGGGAAGGCAGCGCGCCGAAGAAATCGCCAGGGCCGAACACTTCACCAAGCGAAAAGAAGTCGGACGAAACGGTTTCCCCGCCTGCCTCGACATTTGCCGACAAGCGCGACGTGTACACCGCCCCGAGATCAAGTCCGGACGCAAAAGCATATTCACCCGTAAGCGACAGCCCGTCGAACCCCAGAAAGAAGTCAGTCGGGCCAAAAAAGTCATCCCAGCCGAATAGGTCTTCGGGGGCTATAAGACGGAGAGCACCACCAGATGCGAAGACGTTGGACTGCGCACCCGAAAACGCCGGCTCCTGGGTTAGCGTCTGAAGGACGTTTGAGTTATCTGCGACAGTATTAACGATCAGCGCCGCGTTCGCAGATGCAATCGCTTTAAAACTGACCGCCTTAATCAAATAGGTTCCGACCATTGCCGGGACCTGCACGCTTGACCCAGAAACGCTCTCAACAAGCGTGGGAGACGTTGACCACGTTGCACCGCTGATGGCAGGCGAGAACCTGATTTGATAGTTTTGAACAAGGGGAGACGGCGCGTCTGTCCACTGCAAAAGCGCAGTGCCATTGACCACTGCAATTTGAAAGCCGGCCACATCCGGGGGCGTTCCATTGGCAACTGAAAACAGCGTGTAGGTCTGCGTTACCCAATCGGAGAGCGCGCCGCCGCGAAACGCCGCGCGGACGCGCACCGTATAGGTGCCATCGTCCACGCCTGCGAATTGAGCGCTGGGGGCAGTGACGTTTTGCGTGGTGGTCTGCGTACCTTGGATAAGCTGCACGACGTAGCTATCGGCCACACCCTCCAAGGGCGGAACCCACGACAAGCTGAGCGTGGACTTTGCAGACAGCGGCTCCAGCGTATCGCGAATAACAAGATCACGCGGCTTCACGGCGCGAAGGTCAACCGTAGGCGCGATGCCCGTCACGAAGGCCGGAATTGTCCCTTTGTCGGCATTTGCAATTTCCGGAGCATCATCAAACATGATGAGTTGCGCTGAAAAATCGGACTTGGACCGGATTTCTTTGACACGCAGGACGACGCTTTCAAAGCCGACCTCACCAAACATGACGAGATCACCAGGACTGGGAAGTGACCCAGAACCGCTAAGCGTGAGCGTGGTCGTCTCGCCTGCCGTCGTCACGACAGACCGGACTAAAGCTGTGCCGTCATTAAGGCGCACGCGGGCTTGGTATGACTTACCCGCTTCCATCGTCATGGTATCATCGATGACGATGCGGTCTGGTGAAGTCAGAACCGACTTAACCCGAGCCGAGCCAACGCCCCACTTTGTCACATAATGATTGACGCGGACCCTATCACCCCGCGTGCAAATCAGCCCTTCGATATCCACATCAAGTTTATAGGTGGATGGGCGAAGCCGATTTTGCGCGATGTGATAGCGACCGAAACGCCAAATGAGATCGGGGTCAGTAATACCAGCAAAGTCAATGCCCTCGAATTTAGTGGCATTTGCTGCCGTATAGCCGTCATCGTAAACAATGCGTTCATCGTTTAGATAGTTGTTCTTTTCGTTGACGAACGTCACACGGAAAGCGTGAGGCAAGTCCTTGTAGCTTTGCAGAAACTCAAAGTTGCTCGAATTGCGCGGCGTGAAGTGCTGCACAATGGGCGCATTCTCGGCATCCCAAACGACCGACCACTTGCCATCGTTAAAAATGACCGCCGCGCGCCCTGCCGAGGCCACGTCCTGCAATGTTTGCCAGACGGTCGCGCCGAAGTCACGAACGTGACTGAACTTGAACCCCTGCGTATTGCAGTACGACCACCAATTCTGAATTGCCGCTAGATCAAGCGCCGAGTCCGGCACGGGCCGCGCGTTTGCATCGCCCTGGAGCACATGCCGAAAGATATCAGCGGGGTTTTGCGAAAGCTGACCTGCAACCCACGAAGAACCGTTCCAGCACCGCATTTGAGGCTGTGCGATGCAATTGAATGTGGAGACCGAGCCTGAAAGCTCCGCGCTTGCCTTAATGCGCAAAGCCACCAGCGTGAGTGGTTTGGGGTAGTTGATAACAGCCGTGTTGCGGCGACCACGCAGTGCCGTCCAACTAATTGCCTCGACTACGGTATCAACGCCAGAGTAGTCCGAAGTGCCCTTTTGAACGCGGACTTCGTATTGCCCACGAGCAAGCCCCGTCACCACAACCGAACGCCGGAACGTTTGCTGTGATGAGCTTGTCACAGTGATCGAAGGGGCACCGATCCAAGTGGTGGCACCCTTGAGCCGGTACTGCACATCAACGCGAACCGTGTACGCTTGATAAGTCCCGTCTGACCGTTGGAACCGATAGACGCCAGACGGAAAGCCAAAATCAACCGAGAACTCATCAACTTGATCGGCTGTCGTGCGCTGTGACCACGTGCCAGCCGGTGCGAGCGAGATAGAAAGCTGTTCCTCGTAAACAGGCTGCGTGTAAAGCGTTTGGGAATCCGTCAGGTGGTTCGTGACCACCTGCATCGTCACGCCCTCAAATTGACTGACGAGCGTTTCCCCGATCTTGATGTCGGAAAGCGTTAGCGGGCCATACCCGACCACGAACAGAAGCCGAAGATACTGGTCATCCCCGACAATTTCGCCATAAGGTGCCGCCGCATAAGGCGGACTTATACGATGCTTGCCGAGAATTTGCGGGATGAAGCCAAATTGCTTTTGGCTGTTGCTCCCGCCGCCGATTGAATAGGTGGGGCTAACGACCTCTGACGCGGTTGTCGCTGTACCGAGCGAGGATACCGTTGCACCAGATGATGAAAGAGCTTGCTGACTCGTTCGAGGCGTCGGGAAAAGCGCGTTTAGGGCAAGGTTTGCGCCGATGGTAGCAGCAACGCCAAGCCCGCCCGCGATTGCCAAGCCAACGCCAGCAGACACACCAAGCGCCCCCGCGATGATCGGGGCGACGAACGGGACCGCGATAGCAATGACCACCGAGACAACAGCGACGACAACGCGGACGACCTTGTTAAGTGCCCAGCCCTTCAAGGGGGTAGCAAGCAAGGCAACCGTGGCACCGCTTTTGACGCGGACGCCTGCCCACATCTCACGCGGGATCACATCGCCATTAACGCTGGCAATAACGCCTTCTGTCGGGTGCCCAGCTAATGCCGCGCGGGCGAACACATGAACGATGTCAAAGACTGTCTCGCCAGCCGGTGCCGTGATCTCAACACGCCCCCGCGTGAACGGTGAAGGCCGGACAAAAACGCGCACCCCCTCATTCGGCGCGATGATGTCGCCGTTAAGTGGTCCGTTAGGCATCAGCATTTAAGCGCTCACATGCCGGTAATAGCCGAAGATGCGGCGTGCGAGCGTTGGCGAATACGTTGGCTCTAAAAGGGAGTCATGCGGGGCCGAAGTGTGCAAAACGTGGTTTTCAGGCACGAATATACCGACGTGCGAGAGTGCCATACCGCAGCGGATCACGACCACATCGCCATGGCGAGGCTCGTCAACGCGAACCCACTCTGAGGTTGTTTCTGTCTCATGGCGGACAAGCTCGCCAAGGCTATGCCGCCCGCTGTTCGCCGCTTCGCTCTCCTCAAGGTAGTTCGGAAGTTCAACGCCAAGCACATCCTTGGAATAAAGCCACACCAAGCCCCAGCAATCGCAAGCCTCATAGGTCCGGCCATAGGTCACGTAGGGGATGCCGATGAAGCGATCAATCACGCGAACACCCCTGGAAAAGCGCCGGGCGTGAATTGCCCGGACGGGTACGGCTCACTAACGAGCGCATCAATAGAAAGCGTTCCAGCGATTTGGCCTTCTGTCACAGAGATGTCAGTCATTTGGAATGATGGGAAAGAGACTTCGACCACATCTGGCGTGGATGCCAAAACAAGCTCCATTTTGACCGTCAAAGCGCTGGTGATAGCCCGGAGCATCGCGACCATTTCTTGGTCCACGTTATCCATGGTTAAAGTCACCTGCGGTGGCGCATCGCCTTTATCGTCTGGTAAGGTGAAGCCAATGGGCAAGAATAGGTATTGTCCCCCCCGGCTGTTCGTGGCGTACAGCAACGGATTATCTGAAATGCGCTCCGTCGGATTGGTCGAAAGCAGTATAGGCTGCACCATGCTCGAATGCGTGAAAGTGAACAGCCCTACAATTACCTCGCTCGTTTCTTGACCATACGCTGCCTGCAAAAAGTTAAACGATAGCGCGCGGCTCAAGGCAAAATTTCCAGTTTAAGCGAGATATACCAATCGATGCCGATGGAGGTTAGCTCGTAAGCGGAATCCGAGAGCCGAACGAGCCAAGTACCCCCACCCGATTGCGCGGGGAATGTGAAGGCTAGCGCACCATCACCAATCTCTGACGCGAAGAACGTGCGGAAGGTGTCAAGCTGGGCCTGTGTGAAATACATCCCGCCCTGCGCTTTGCGAATGCCCGCCGTCGTCTTGCGGCGCACCTTTGCGGGGCCGATGCTCGTATCCGACTTGATAAGGTTGTTCGGCCCGGTTTCAGAGTATGACCCGCGCTGAAACGCCTGGGGGAGTGTATTCGGCCACGTGGGCATTAGCGGCGCACCCTCTGTTCGCGGACCCCGCCTTGAGCGGCCATCGTGGTGCGAATGTCAGAACCGCGCCGCGCCATTTCTTTGGCGACCACATCGGAAATGATAATATCGATGGACTTGCCACCTGCCGTTTCGGTTTCGGTCTGTTCGATCTGTGCTTTTGAGTTGTTTTGAATGTTGATAACGATATTCGGCCCGTTGTCGTTGCTGCCACCGCCCCCAGCCGCAACGCCAAGGCGACCGGCTGAATCCCGACGCAAAGGCATGATGGCTTCGGGACCGGCTTCACCCATGAGACCAACGCCATTGGCAAACGGAAACACGGTCGGGGAGTTGACGATGCCGCCGTTTGCGAAAGCTGTTAGGCCGTACTGACCGAACACCCCGCCATTGCCGAATATACCGAAGCCACCGAGCGGGCTAGCGAAGGCGGACGGGGCAGAAGTGACGCCGCTGCCACCAAAGAGATTGCCGAACAACCCACCACCGAGCCCGCCGAACGCGCCGCCCGAACCCTGCCGCCCGAATAGAGCGTCAAAGGCTGAATTTGCGGTCATCTCTAGGAGCTTGTTGAGGATGCGGTTAAGCGCCTGCTCGGCTGCGTTCGCCAAGCTCTCCCACACGCTCTTGCCTTGCTGGATGCCCTGAGAGAACGAGGTAAAGAACCCGCTGAAAGCCGAACGCCCCGTGTTCAACACATCCTGATAGCGCGCCTGCGCTTCGCGGGCCTGTTCGGTGGACGCCTGCACGCGAGCATAAGCGGACGCCGCCTCGTCAATTTGCCGCGTCTGTTCTTCTGTGACCGTCTTTCCCTCACGGGTCGCGACAGACATGAGCCGCTGCGTTGCCAAAGCCTTTTCGCGGGCGAACGTGTCAAGGCCGATCACGTCCGTGGCTGTGCGGATCGCCGCCGTGCGCTCATTCAAGCGCTGGATTTCTTCTTTCAGCGCATCGCGTTCGCGTTGCTGGCGAGCGCGACCGCCCGAGCCTTCGCTATCGCCAGAGCCGTCAGCGGGGAAGTCCCGGATGGACACGGTACGACCCGCCGCCGCCGCACCAGCGCGCGCCGCAGGCAACGGAGC